AGCCCACGCTTACAACTTCGTTCCGACATTACAGCTACAGGTCAAGTATCTGTTGCCTATTATGGCTACGGCGCACTTGCAGTTAAAATTGCTGGTGGCGCAGTTTGGTTCAATAAGAACTAAATAAGCCCTTAATGCCTACCAGTGCTCCCGCTGGTAGGCAGCTTATAATGGGAGAACTAAAGGAGATGACATGCCAACCATAATTACCGCAAGCGAATTGCGCTCTGTGCTTGGTGTGTCATCTTCCTTGTATTCTGATGCTTACCTAAACCAAATAATAGATACAGCTGAATTGGTAATTTTGCCAATGCTAGTTACATTCAAAACACCAATTCAAGCAACTTCATTGTCAGACAATGTTGCTACATTTACAACATTAGGAATTCATGAATTTACCGAAGGACAATCAGTTGTCATTACAGGATGTGGAAGCCCCTACAACGGGACAAGAGTTGTGTTGGCAGATAATCTTGGAGAATATACCTTTTCACAATCGATCACTAATGCCGATATACTCGAGGCTAATGTCATCCCATCAGGAGTTGCTGCCCTTTCTGGCGGATCAACTTATGTTGGAAACGCAGCTGTTCAATCAGCTGTCTATACAGTTTCAGTCGAAGTCTTCCAAGCCAGACTTGCAGGTGGAGGACAAATCGAAGGAGTAGATTTCACCAGCACTCCGTTCAGAATGGGCAGATCGCTTTTCAATAAATGTGTGGGCATATTAGGCAGTTACATCGACACCGAAAGCATGTGTCAATAAATGCCTAACCAAACAATACTTGAACAGATCAGAACACCTTTAGCAACTGCACTTTCTGGTGTTTCAGGAAATGTTTATTCATTTGTGCCTGAAACAGTTATTCCACCAGCTGTAGTAGTTGTGCCAGATAGCCCATATTTAGAATTTGAAACAATTAGCAAATCAAACATTCGCGCTAAAGTTAATTTTACAATCTCAGTTGCAGTTGCATATAACAGCAATCCTGCATCACTCGATAACATCGAGCAGTTAGTCATAAGTGTTCTGGCAGTAATTCCAAACGGATATATTGTCGGTTCGGTCGAAAGACCAACAGTTACACAAGTTGGAGCATCAACGCTGCTCATCGCAGATGTCAGAGTCAGCACCTACTACACACGAACAATCTAAGGAGAAATCATGGCAACCCAAGTAATTACAGGTCGCGATGTTTCGCTGTCTTTTTCAGGTTCACTCGGAACAGACATCGATGCGCAAGCACTATCAGCGACTTTAACAAAAACAATGGATCGTCAAGTTTATCAAACACTTGATGGTGAAGCATATAAAGTGGTTAATGTGGAGGCAGAATTTACAATGGAAATTCTTGCAGACTGGGGCAAGACAAGTTCAGTATGTGAGGCACTATGGGCAGCAGCAGATAACACACCTGATTCAACTTTTACAGTTACAATGACTGTAACATCAGGACACACTTTTGCTTTTGACTGCCTACCAGCCTATCCAGCACCAGTTGGCGGAACAGGCGCAGATGCACAGACTGCAACATTTACTTTCAAAGTATCTAAGGGTGCAGTAACAGAATCACTATAAGAAAAAAACGGGAGCAAACAAATGAAGTTACCAATAACAATTGAATACAGCTCAGGCGAGCAAGCAACATATATTGCCCAACCGCCTGAGTGGGCGAAGTGGGAAAAGCAAACAGGAAACACAATTGGTCAAGCTCAAGACAAAATGGGTATATCCGATCTAATGTTTCTTGCATATCATGCTCATAAGCGTGAAGCAGCTGGAAAGCCTGTTAAACCTTATGATATTTGGATGGAAACAGTTACTGATGTAATAGTCGGTGATGCGAACCCAAAAGCCACCCAGCAGGAAGCCTAAACAGATTATTGGTTGAGTTGGCATTAGCCACACAGATACCAATGAGTGAATGGGTTGATGCAGATGATATATATACAGCTATAGAGGTATTGGAGGCACGAAATGGCAGTTAGCACCGAGCCTCTAATAGTTTATGACAAAAAAGAACTTAATCAATTTGCTAAAGTTTTAAGAAACATGAGCGATATTGCTATTAAAGAAACCAAGCGTAGAGTTGGCGAATTGGCTGAAAGAGAATTAAGCGAAATTAGAAATGCTGCTAAATCTCGTGGCAAGGTTGCAGATCGTGTTGCGCAAGGCGGTAAAGTTAAAAAGTCATCATTACTTGGTGAGATATCTTTTGGATTTGCAGGTCAGACATTTTCAGGTGGAGCAACAACTCAATTTAACAACCGCAAAGATCCTAAGGGTAATCGATTAGGTATTGGTGCAGGTCATGAATTTGGTTCAAACAAATATCGACAATTCCCAAGATGGTCAGGTGGGATGAGTAAAGGTGCAGGTTCAAGAGGTTGGTTTATTTATCCAACAATCAGAAATTTACAACCAACGATTATTAAAGAGTTTGAAGATATAATCTTGGATATTAGAAAAGAGTTCAACGATGGCAAGTAGAACTTTAACCCTTGCATTAGCTGCTGACATTGATGGTCTTAAAAAAGGTTTAGATGATGCTGATAAGGTAGTAAAAAGATCATCAGATCAGATTGCTGATTTTGGTAAAAAGGCTGCTTTAGCATTTGCTGCTGCTGGTGCTGCTGCTGGTGCTTTTGCGATCTCAGCTGTTAAAGCTGCTGCTGAGGATGAGAAGGCAAGGAAATCATTAGAGCAAACAATTCGTGCTAACACTCGCGCAACTGATGAGCAGATCAAAGCAATCGATACTTATATTGACAGACAGTCAATTGCTACCGCAACAACCGATGATGTTTTAAGACCAGCTCTAGGTCGTTTGATTCGCTCGACAAATGATGTCGCTAAAGCACAAGATCTATTAAACCTTGCTCAAGAAATAAGTGTTGCCACAGGCAAGCCTTTAGAAACAGTCGCAAATGCACTTGGTAAAAGTTTCGATGGGCAAAATACAGCATTAGGGAAACTTGGCTTAGGTATTGATGCAACCATTCTTAAAAACAAATCCCATGAAGAAATCATGCAAATTCTTAAAGGAACTTATAAAGGATTTATTGATAATGAAGCGACTAACGCAGAATTTAAGTTTAGGCAATTAACTATTGCTCTTGATCAAACTAAAGAGAAAATTGGATTTGCCTTACTGCCAATCTTTGTCAAATTTGCAGATTATTTGTTGGCAACTGTTGTGCCTAACATGCAAGCATTTGTTGCTGCATTAACTGGTGATAATAGTGTTACTGCTGGAATTACTGATGCCACTCAAGGCGCATACCAATTTGGCGAGCAAGTAAGATCGACAATTAAATTTGTAATTAGCATTAAAGATGAGTTGGTTGTATTGGGTGGAATTATTGCTACAGTATTTGTTGCAAATAAAATTGCAGCATTTGTAACTGCAATTTATACTTTAGTTACAGCCATGAAAGCCCTGAGAACTGCTGCTGCTGGTGCTGGTATTGCTACTGCATTTGCAACTGGAGGAACATCTGTTGGATTTGCTGCTGCTGCTCTTGCAGGTATTGCAGCTACTTATGGTTTATCTAAATTTGCAGCCGATGGTGATCAGGAAGTTGCTGGTGGATTTGGTGGCGCAGGATTTAGTAACTTGCCATCTGGTGGATTTGGCGGCATACCATCTGGAAGCGGTGGAGCAGGTGGTGGTGGAACTGGTGGCGGTGGAGGCACAGGTGGTGGTGGAACTGGTGGCGGTGGAGGTCTTGGCACAATATCAGGAGCAACTAGCCTTACAGATTTAGCAAACAAATTGGTTGCAGTTCAAGACAAGATTACCGATGTAACATTTGCAACTTTAACTGGTGGCATAAGCAAATCAACTGCTCAAAAGCAATTAGATCAATTACAAGCAGAGTTTAGAGTATTAGAAAAGCAAGCAACTGCATTACAAAAAAATCCACAAATCCTAATTAATGTTTCTGCTATAGATGCCGAAGGTGCTGCAAGAGCTGTTTCTAAAGCATTAAATGACAGCGCAGCAAGATCAACTCCAACATTGAGTTATCAGACTATAAGAGAAAAAGCAGGATAATGACTGCATGGTCGCCAGATTGGAAACTTACTGTCGCAGGTGTTGATTACACCGATATTGCAATAAGCGATATTGCGCATCAGGCAGGTCGTTCAGATATTTACCAGCAACCAAATCCATCTTACATTCAGATTAGTTTCGTGGCATTATCGGGTCAAACTTTGCCATTTGACATTAACGATAGTTTAAGTTTGCAAGTTAAAAACAGCGCATGAACTTATGTAAATATCTTTGGTGGCGATATAACCGATCTTTCTGTTAGCGTTGGTGCAACAGGAGGAATTGCAAGTGTTGTTGAATACTCAGTC